AACCTGGTTTTGAAGAAACAACTGGTCAACTTGTAATTGCGTTTGATTACTTTGAGCATTCACAAGGTGATTTCTGTACAATCGATAGCTATCTGCATGATGCGGGTGTTGCTGAAGATGAAATTCCTACCTTCAATTCATCTGTTCTTGGTATTACAGAACTTAAAAATGTTCTTGATTTTAGACCAAAAGTAGATACCACTGCTATTATTCCTGGTTTCCTTGATACTGCAATTTTAGAAAGAACTCAAGGATCCTTTGCTGGTTCTGGTGCTATTATTGCAAGTAGTCCTGCTCCTGATTTAGGACTAGAGTTTACGTTCTCCTTTAGTCAGAAACAATACTTAGATCGTATTGATGGTATTTTCTTAGATCAGAATGGAAACTTTATTGTCAAAGAAGGTAACTCTTCACTCAACCCATCCAAACCAGATCCCATTGAGGATGCCGTACCTCTTTTCTATGCACATATTCCTGCATTTACAAAGACCAGTAAGGATGTAAGAATTACTCCAGTTGATAACCGTCGTTACACAATGCGTGACATCGGTAAGTTAGAGAAACGTATTGAACGTCTTGAGTATTATACTACACTTAGTATCTTAGAACAGCAAGCTCTTAACATGCAAGTTAAGGATGAGATTGGACTTGATAGATTTAAGTCTGGATTCTTTGTTGATAACTTTGAAGCACATAGAGTTGGTAATCTATCTTCTCTTGATTATAGATGTGCAGTAGACAGTCAGCAAAGTGTATTACGTCCACAAGCAAAAGAAGATTCTATTAATCTTGTAGAAGTTAATACTAGAGAAGATCAAAGAACTGTTTCTGGTTATAAGAAAATTGGTAATATGGTAACTCTACCATACTCTCCACTATCTTTATTAGGAAATAGTTTTGCTTCTGGAAAATTAAATCCAAATCCATTTGTTGTTCTTCAATATGTTGGTGATAGTGATCTTTCTCCTGCTATTGATCAATGGTATGATCAAACAGAAGAACCTGTAGTTGTTGACACAAACACAGATCTCTTTAATATTTTCCTAGCTAAAGTAAATGTAAAAGAAAGTTTCTCCAGTCTCTATAATTCTTTTGTGGTTAACTGGGTTGGAGCGTCTTCGACATTTACATCAATTAATTCTTTGGGTGGTGTTAATTCTCAAATTGCATCTACTTCTGTAACATCAGCATCGGTTGGTAGTTCTTCTAATATTAGTCCTCAAAATAATGAGGTAGGAAAAGGTGTACAGACTAAAACTGTTGGCGATAATATTGTTTCTACATCTTTATCTTTCTATACTAGAAGTCTTCCTGTTAAATTTAAAGTTGGTAGAATGAAACCCAACACTAAGATCTATGTGTTCTTAGAAGGAAGAGATATCAGTCGCTGGGTCAATCCTGATTTGAGATATACTGGCATTGCTGGTAACTCACTATCTGCATTTAATGGAACAATTACTACAGATGAATATGGTAATGCATCTGGTTTGATTATTATTCCTGCTGGTAATCCTCCAACACAAAATGCTACATGGACTGGAGATGTTGATACTGTATCTTATGATGGAGATGCAGAAGAATTAAACTTTACTACTGGTGAACTAACATTTAGATTCACTTCCAGTGCAACTAACGAATCAAAACTTGGCGTAGATTCTTATACAGAAATTAAATATTATGCTACTGGTATTTTACCAGAGAATCCTTCCAGCATTGTATCTACAAAACCATCAGTCTTTAAATCTAATGAGGGTGTCCAGTTTATTGAAAGTAACACTGATAATCCTATTAGACCAAATCCACTAGCTCAAACATTTAAAATTGAAAATTTAGATGGTGGATGTTTCGTAACTGGTCTAGATTTATATTTCAATAAGAAGAGTACAAATATTCCTGTTAAAACTTATATCACAAATGTGGATGCAGAGAAACCTGCTAAGAATATTATTCCTGGTTCTGAAAAAACTCTATCTCCAAATACTTTCCTTAAGTGTTTTGCTAGTGGTAACATGTCAGTTCTAAGAGGAGAGAATGTAACTGGTACATCTTCTGCTGCTTCTGGTCCTATCCTCAAGATCTTTGATAAGAATAATGTAGAACTAGTAGCTACTGCATCTGGTAGATATAGTCTAACCAATGAGCAAGTTTATACTGTAGTTCTAGACAACCACAATGGAAAATCTTTCCGTCCTAATGAAGACTTAATTATTCCATCAGTAACTATTGCAAATGCAGCAAATGCAACAGATTTTGTTCTTGCTATTGCAAAAGATAGTGGTAAGTTATCTGACATTAGAGTTACAAATCCTGGTCTTAACTATGACAGTGCAATTCTAACTATTGAGAGTCCACAATTACCTGGTGGTTCTACTGCTACCGCAAGAATTGAAGTATCAGGTGGTAAGATTTACAATACTGAGATTTCACTATCTGGTTTTGGATATACAGAAGCACCTTCTGTTGTTATCAAAGGTGTTGGTAATGGTGCTGGAGGATGTGAAATTCAGACATTCATCGAGATTGACACACCTGCAGTTAGAATGGGTGTAGCTACTGATCAAACAGGAGTAACTCAATCTACCACACCTACACACTTTGCATTTGATTATCCTGTATATCTACAAAATAATACAGAGTATGCTCTTATTGTTGAAACAGATTCGATTGATTATGAACTATGGTCTTCCAAATTAGGGGAAACCGATATTGCTACAAGTACGGTCATCACAACACAACCATCTCTAGGTTCGGTATACCGTTCCCAGAATACCGAAAGTTGGACTGAAGATATCTTTGAAGATCTCAAGTTTACTATGTACCGTGCTGAGTTTAATATTAATAGACCAGCAGAACTTGTTGTTAAGAATTCAAGTCTTGGTTATGAACTTCTAGATGAAAATCCATTCGAGACAAATGCAAGTGCTAATACCAACTCCACTTCTAAGTTATTCAAGAATAATAATTCTATTGTTAAAGTAAATCATAGAGATCACAGTTTTGAAGATACTGGTGATTCTTATGTTTTCTATAGAACTGCATTAGAAACAGGTGGTATTACATCATCAATTTTAAATAGCACTCTATTCCAAGTGAGTAATTCTGGTATTGATTCATATAATATCACTGCCAGTTCTCAAGCTGCTGGTAATTCCATTGGTGGTGGATCTGCAGTATATGCATCTACAAACAGAAAGTATGAAACTCTATACCCACAAGTTTCTTATCTATCATTTACTGGAACTACTTTATCATCAGAAGTTAAAACAACAGATGTTGTCCCTGTAGATTCTGCTACTACAAATTACACTTCATATTCACAATCGGATTATGAAAAAACTTTCTTGAATGAACCACATTACTTCACTAATCAGAAGTTTATTGCGTCTAATATTAATGAAACTCTAAACAGTTTATCTGAATCACTTACATATAAGATGACTTTATCGTCTACTGTGTCTCATTTGAGTCCAATTATTGATCTTTCTAGTGCTACTGTAAAAACAGTATCAAATAGAATTGAGAATGCAACTGGACAAGAAGATAGATTCGGTAGAAGAGATCAAGTTATTGAATTCTATCCAGTTTATCAATTTAATCTTGCGGGTAATGGTGGTACTGATCTACAAGCTGATCAGACAATTAAAGGAGTTACTACTAAAGCAGTAGGAACTATTGCTAGAGTTAATGGTCAGATTGTATATGTAAGAGTTAAGACAAGTCAATTCTTCCAGAAAGGAGAAACTGTAACTCTAGGAAATCAATTAGGTCTTAGTGCAGTTACAGTAGATTCAAATCCATCTCAAGTTCTAGCGACTATTGCAGACGCTGCAACTATCGTAGCACGTAATCCATCTGTTATGTTAGAAACATATGATAATATTATCACTGGTAAAGCTACTATCTGGAATAGTCAGACGCAAAAGTTAACTTTAAGAGTTGATGTTAATCCTATTAATAATAACTTCACTGATAGAATTATTGATAGTGCTTTATATAATAGAAATGCTGTTGTTGGAGATCAACTTGCAGATATCTTCCGTGTGGGAGACTTTGTTAAGTATCCTAATCAACCAGATGAAGAGAAGGCATATCTTGAGGTTGGTAAGGTAACTTATACAAATGGTTTAGACTTTGTTGGTGAAGATACATCTAAGAATGGATCTGCTGCTGCTAAGTATATTACCAAAGAAGTTTCCATTACAAGTCCAGCTACTGCAATTGATGTACATCTACTTGCAAACGTCAAAGATATTTCTAACTTAGAAGTATTCTATAAGTTTAAGAAAGCATCTAGTCAAGAAAACTTTGATGATATTGATTGGATCTACTTTAATAAAAAAGGAGAACCAGACACATACGAAATTGCAACTAGTGAAAACACAATTTCTGGAATTGTAGAGAAGCAATCTGCATATCAAGATCTCAAATATACTGCATCAAATTTACCAGAATATTCATCATTTGCAATTAAAATTGTGATGAAAGGTGTGGATCCAGCATATGTACCTAAGATCCAAGACATTCGTGCAGTTGCCGCATTCTAATTTCCGCATATGGACTTTGTAAAAGTTGATGGACATGATGGTCTCGTAAGAGACCAAAACACTGGTGCCATCTTGAATTTGGACGATTCTGCTATAGCTGCAAGAAGGAAATCTATGCAGTTAAGTTCCGCATTGGACGACATAAATACATTGAAGAATGAAGTCTCTGAACTCAAATCACTACTGCACGGATTAATAAAAAATGCCAGCAATTAACGTAGCTAAGACTGATACCTTTGAGTCTCAAAGGCAAAAAATCAATCAACTTAGCACAGCTCTTTTCAACGTCACATCTGGTGGTAGTGATCTATCAACAGGTAACTTACAACTAGGAGACGGTCTAGTTGGCGATCCTTCACTTAAGTTTAGTTCAGATACACAATTAGGTATCTACAAAGCTGGTGTAAAGACTCTAGGGTTTGTCAATAGTGGTAAGAAAATTATTGACTATAAGTTATCAGAACTTACAGCATATCAAGATTTTAATATCCAGCAAAGAAAACTAGCACAATCTCTAGTTACTTTAGTTAGTGGTGGTAGTGGATATGATACTGGTACATATACAGCAATTCCTTTAATTGGCGGTACAGGACAAAACGCTACTGCAGATATTGAAGTCTTATCATTTGATGGTTCAATTACCAATGCTGGTACTGGTTATATCAGTGGAAGCTATCTAACAATTCCTTTACAGGGTGGTAATGGAACTGGAGCAACTGCTAGTTTTACTATTACTGCTCTAGAGGGAACCACTACTCAGGCAGGAGCTGCATACTTTCCAGGAACTTATACTTCAGTACCTCTTACTGGTGGAAATGGTAGTGGCGCACAAGCAGATATCGTAATTGATGGTACGTCAACACCTGCTGGAACGATCACTGCTGCTGGTACTGGATATACTGACGGTGTATATTCACAAAACTCTTTCTTCAACGAACCAGTTCAAACATTTGTTGTTATTTCTGTAGCTAACCCTAACGCTGGTAATGCAGGAGAACCAAACTTCATCTATAACATTGATGGTGTAGATCAACCTCAATTAACATTAGATATTGGTAACACATATAGATTTGATCTTTCTGATTCATCTATTCAAGGTGCTAATCCAGGACAAGCAGGAAGCGATCATAGAATGACCTTCCAACTTGCTAATGGACAGTCTATTGACTTCCAAGACAAGTTTGAATTCTTTACTGCTGGCATCCATGGAAATGCTGGATGCTTTACTGATGTTGTAATGAAACCTGATTGTAATACAGGTACTCAAATTGTTCGTTATGATTGTGCAAACCATCCTGGAATGGGTCCTGCAGGCGGTAATATCACCCTACAAGACACATCAACATACACTTACTATGGATGGCAAGGTTTTGCTGATGTCACCGTCTCTGGAGGCGTAGTCACTGATATTACTTGGACAAATCCAGGTGTAACTTATAAGGTTGGAGACAGACTACAAGCTCCATTCGTTAACATTGGTGGAACAGGATCTGGTTTCTTATACACAATCAATAGTGTAACTAATACAGGTGTTGTTGATAGTGTAACAATTACAATTGACGGAACTGGATATC